ATGTGCAGAAATAGCACGACCAGAAATTGCAGCACCTAAAATATCAGGCGATTGCTCAGAAAGTACACCAATAGCGCTTGGTGTTGAGTTATCTAAGCTACTCCCGCCAAACGAATCGGAGCCGAAAGCAATATCACCATAACCATTAGGAGCAGGGATTAGCTCGGGTATTGCTATGTCTGGCGTATCACCATAGCCTTGCGATCCAAAAGGCTTACCACCGTAAACGGGCATGTTATCAACCTATAGTTATGTAACTGCTTTGACTGCCGCATGATCTGCAGCCAGCATAATAGCTTCAACTACCGTTTTTCTTGTAGTCATGATTGCTGCTTGCTCTGCAAAGCGAGGCAGTAACAAGTCAGCTAGACCTTGTGCATCGTAACCACTTGTGTCAATTGCTGCTTGCATGTAGCTACCTACAGACCCATCCACCCCAAACTGGAGAACATCAGCTTGGATCATTGGCCATGTTGCTACTTCTAGCTGGCTGTAACCTTGTACAAGACTGTCTAGTTGATTGTTTGCTGCTTGGTAAGCTGCTGCAATCTTTTCTTGCTTGTACTCAAGTATGTCTTTCTGTGTGACCGTATACAGTAGCGTTACACGATCTGCTTCAATTGTGTACACAGGTAAAGAAAGCGTGTTGTAAGCTGCTACAAAAGCAGGTGTAAGGTCAGCTACTGGCAAGAAGCCATAAGCCTTTACCTCAGGGTCAGACATTAGATTGAAGTTACTAATGTTAGACCCTTCAGGCGTCTTGAACACTTTTGGTAATTTGCCAATACTTGTTACTTCAGCATTTGTTATTTTAGCGTATAGCATGGTATCCCCGTTCTTTGTTGTAAAATTCAAGAGCAGCATCTAATTGCTCTTGAGTGGGTGTGAGTTGCAAGTAGTCCACAAGTAACTGTATTCTTGTTTCTTGCGACATATCGAAGTCAATTGTTAATTGTTCTTTGTTCTGCTCTTGCCAGAAGGCTATCTCTTGCTGCCTAGCCTCTTGGATTGATTCGCTGTACTTTAATGCACCCTCGCGGTGGCAGTATATGTATTGAGGGTCTTTTAAGTATGGCTCAACGCTACTGAACCAGTGACGCATAAGAGGCCACTTGAAGCCCCAGACAGTATGGTCTTTGTTCCTTTGGTTGACGTAAGCAACAAGCCGTGGGCTGAAGAACTCTGTAGCGAACAACACGTCCTCGTGAGTACTGGAGTCTTTGAACGTGTTACCCATAAATACACCTAAGTGCCTTAGCGTCCCTGCTACTACAGAGGTCCCAGAGTGCATGGCGCCTGTGACTAGTATGTTCAAAAGCTAAATACACTGGCGGTGTCAAGAGTCCAGTCCCCAGCTAGCAGTCCCGGTGCGTTCATTAATTCAACCTCTTCTCCAGCAAAAGCACCAGTGTTTGAGGCAACAATCCTTACGGATGAGGGTGCAGTATCAACCCCAGATGGTCGGACTTCCACCCTCCCACCGTCTGGGTAAAACACCTCTGACCCAAGGTCTACTTGTAGCCAAGAGTTAGCGTCCGCGCCATCTGACGTTGCAAAAAAGCTATCTGTTCTGTCAAAAGCCAAGAAGGGCCTAAAGGCTGTATACACATAGCTAAAGGAGCTAGCAGAGGCAACAAAAGGGCTTGGGGCTGAGTCACTTGTCATGGTGTCTGGAAATCTACCTCCAACCCCATCGTAGTACGCTACTTCTCTAAAGATCAGTAGCGTACTAGAAACAGAGTCATCAAATTCAGCCCTCAAGTATCTGTATGGGCCACCGAGAGAGCCACCGCCACCTTTCAAAGCACTAGCAACAGCCCTCGCTACACCAATCATGCGAAAGCCTGCCCACCTACGAACAAGTCGTAAGTTGTACCACCATCAAGCGTAATGAATGTTAGCCAATCATACTCAGAAGCACCAGAGCTAAGGGTAGGAGCAGCACCGCCAGAGAACTTAACTGAGGCAGGGAAAGCAAAGGTTCTTGAACCCGTTACATCTTGAGCCAGCTTGACTGTGATTGTTGCAGCCACACCAGAAGCAGGTAAGTTACTGAATGTTAATGAAGTAACATTCTCAGTTAACGAAACGCTTTGCACTCTACCAGCAGCAAAGTCTAGGTCCAAGACACCCGCAGCAATAGCAGGTGTAGGCGTTAGTTCGTTGTAGGATTGTAGCAACATGTTTGACTGTAGCGAGTCGCCAAAGTCCATGTCGCCCGTCATTATTCCCGGCATGGGCGCTGAAAATACAAAATGCGTATTAGCTCCCGCAGGAATGGTTAACGAAATAGCCGCCCCTCCATTACTCGAACCAAAGATAGTTACTCGGGTTAAAGTGTTCGGTGAGCCTGAGGTAATGACACCCTCACCATACTCCCAGCCTAAGCCATTAGCATCTAGTAACCAGTATCGAAATGTATCTGTTGTAGCAAGTTCATCAAGGATTGCTTGGTGTCCAAGTACAGCACCGCCTAAAGAAAGCGCACCTGCCCCTGAAGTAACCGAAGTTTCTTTAATTCTTGCACCATCTTTAAGCGCCATGTGCTAACTCCTTATTGTGCTGGTTGAGTGTAAGTAAATGCCGTGATTGTTTGCACTGCTGCTAATTCAATCGTGGTATTTGTCATATTGATTTCTGCGCCTGTGGTTGCAATTGCTCCATCAAAACGCGCACCTGTTGTAGTTGCTAGTGCTGGATCATCTGTGCTTTCAAAGCATCTAAACCAACCTGCTACACCGGCAGCAACAGCCGTGCCCTTCCATCCTTGCGCTGCGTCTTTTGATACAACACCATCAGTCACAACATCTTCCCAGTTCAGACCTGTTACACCTGCACCATCTAATGAGATGGTAAATAACAAAGTACCTGCCGCTACATCATTTGCCGTTGTCGGTTGCGTGCCTGAATATACGTTAATAAACGCACCATCCATGACGGACTGAAAGCCCTCGGTTGCACCAATGCGATTAAGTAAGCCTTTTGATCTACGTAAAGCCATTTTGTTTCTCCGGTTTTAGGATTATTGCGCTATCACAGCGCTAAATTATTTAAACGGTTGCTACTAGGTATTTATGCTTAGTAATAACCGCTGTTAAAGGATTGTTGGTATTAAGTTTGAATTTTTTATGCGTTAGGTTTTGCACACTTCCATCTGGCGATCCAACACAAATACTTCCATCATTAGTAACGAATAAAGCCCCATATCCCGCAGAGCCATCACCCAAGTCATTTAGGTTAATGCGTTTACCTGTATTCTTTAGTGCAGGCATTGAGTGAACCGATCTAAAAACCCATGTATCGGGTGATTCACCAGACGCGTAAAGAATTTCTTGTTGCGTTGAGATGTAAACGCCATACTCAGTCGGGACTAGCATGGTTATTGGTGATTCAAATGGGTAAGTATTATTTAAGAAGTCGCACAATTCATAATCAAGCGCCTCTGAATAAAATAGGTAGTTATCACTAACCGCTAATAAATGCCCTCTAAATTCATCGAATATCGTAGCCACTGGCATTGCAGATTTATACTGCCTATCAAGCGGTTCGTTTGAGTCGAGTAATTGCGCAGGATTATCAATGGTCGCAGTAATTGAGTTGGCAACAAGGTAAAGCTCCTCACCATCACGACCTGACATATAAATATTTGCTGTATGCCCTGCTGGAACATCAGCACTAATAGTTAGTTTGCTATTTTCTGGCAACACAACCAATTCAACTTCCGCTGCGCCTGACTCTCTTCCATCAGGAGAAACGCTTGTTGCTGTTATTAAATAGCGACCAGATAACAAACCACCAACACCCAGTACGGAATTGATGCTAGGAATATAAAGCCCCATTTCACGCACTGCACTACCTTCAATGACTCCATTGTATGCACCTGTCGAAAAGTAAGTGTTGCCTGCAATCTCTACGCTAGTTAAAGACGTATGCTCACCAGTAATCGCCTCAAGTAGCTCAACCTCTCCACTATCGTTAATTCGATATAGCTTGTTTTCTGATAAGAATAAATTGCCGCTTATTGCTGTTATGGCCCCGTTAAATACCGCAGTAAATCCCTTGCGCGTAGCAATCCTTCCTTGACGGTCAATATCAATGTTTTTAGCGACTATTAGCCCTTTCAACCCAACATCGAGCGGGTTATTCTGGTTATCTGCACCAGTAAAGCGATTTAGTCTCATACGAATTTACGCGGATAAACGCGCGAGTTAGCCCGACTGCTTTTTATAGTAGTCATAAATTTAGCCGAATGCTTTCTACCGAATAACTCAGTAAATTGGCTTAGATTGAATTGCGCAGCATTAGGATCAAATAAATCCTCATCCCTGCGCGAGTAAGCTTCGTACAGCACATAGAAAAGTAAATCCTCGTGCCACTCTTCCGGTATTTCGGGAATATCAATATCATTAACCAGTTTGTTTTCTGGTCGGTTAATAATACTTAAATTAATTGTGGCATCTTCAAGTGGTATTCCTACCAGCTTAATGTTATTGCCGTTTTGAATGTAATATTCAGGCGCTTTGATTAGTTCACGCCACTTATTAACATGATCATCAAGCTCTATTACACTAATTTTATCTAATTGCTTACCATTAATTGATAGGCTTTTAACAATAATGGTGCTTACTGGGAGTGCATAATCAGCGCCCCCGGCAAGTACATCAATTGTTTTTTCTGACGTAAGAAGTAGAGCGCGTTCCGATGCTTCACGTTCTGCTCGATTAATAGCGGCAGTAATAAAAGTATCACTCCATTGATAAGGCTCAACTTCATCATCAAGTCTTTCACGGATAAACGAACGCAGCTCTAATAAATTCATACGTTTTTACCGTCCTTATCGCACGGAATCATATCGCCACGCGACAATAAGCCAGGTGCTACTTTAAATATGCGCCCGTTTTCTGGATGCTTTAAAAATTCAGGCTCAATTGTCACCAGTTCATCACTGATTGTTGCGCCTTCATTTGACTCTAATTCAAGCACTTGATTTCGTAAGCTATCCAATGAGTCACGCTTATTTAGCGTCACATCAAAGGTTTCTTCAGCATGAGCACAAAGCTCATCCTTAGTCATTTCTTCTGTATTTGGCATAAATCACCCATAAAAAAGCCCCACCGAAGTAGGGCTAATGATTAAAATTACTTCGTTGCAGGCATGTGAACCAATGCGTCTGCTTGAACCACTTTGAACCCGAATACATTTAATCCACGGATGGCATCACCAAACGTATCTTGTAAGCGGATTGTTTCAGTTTTAACGAACTGAGATGCAAAGGTAATCGCTTCTTTTTGCCCAGCAATACACTCATAAGTACCTGTATTAAGCGCAACATTGTTTGACGAATAGACTGTGAATCTATCAATCTGACCAACACGACCATTACGAAGGATTGATGTACCATCCCCAGAAATTGACGCATCTTGTAAATCAGATTTTTTGATTGTTCCACAAATCCATGGTGGCAAGACAATAAAACGACCAGAATCCGGTACGTTATTTTCATCTAATGCGGTACCTGCATCGACAATCCAATCAAGCACGTTTAACTTAGTTACTTGTGTTGACGCAATTGCAGCAGTAGCATCAGCATAAACAGCGGCTAAAACCTGCTTATCAATCGCGATTTTCATTTGCTCGGCAGCATCCATTGTCGTTTCATTAACAATATTAATATCTGCTTGCGCATTATCAATATCATCAACTTTAAACGCATAAGACTTAGCTTTATCAATGATAAGCTCAATCATGCCGTCAACAAGGTCTTGATAACTTAGCGTGCTATTAACACTGTAATCATTGACAGCAATGGTCGGTCTAACGCGAATATTAACTTTTGACCCGCCACCTTTTATTTCACCTTCCCAGTTATGGTTAGCGATTTCACTTAAAACAGTATTTAAGTAGAATTTAGCTTGAAGCTTTTTACTCCAAACCTCTGGTAAAAAATTACCACTCGGGAGGTTGGTTCCCGTTCTTGCTACACCAATAGGCATAATCTTTCTCCATTAAAGGAAACTAATTAGCTGTGTCTCACGACATGAGCTTTCTTAGTTGCACCAATGCTTCACAGCAAAGGCTTATTTCTTTTTACGCAATCAATCCATCTGCC